ACGCGAGCAATACGGTCATCGTAGTGGAGGGCAAGTGCCTCACCGATTTGCTTCGAGATCTCGCTCCGGCTGGACCACTGCGAAAGAATTTCGTCGAGGTCGTAGACGAACTGGGTTGAAGTGAGAAGACTATCCATCACGATAGTTTTCTCGTTGCTCTTCAGGCCATCAGCAGGAGTCAGAGGAGTGCCTGCAGTGTGATAGCCAGCGGAGAGCTTGCCAGTCAGCAAGAACTGCTTGGACTTACCACCACGAAGGGCGTAGTTACGAACCAGACCTTTGAAGATCGTGGCATCATTGAACGCATTAAAGACCTCTCCACTGAACAGCTTAAGCGCCGTATTGTAGCGAGTTTCGTAGTTCTGTGAACCAGTACGGGATCCATCGGCAACGTTGTTGCCCTGGAAAGCTGAATAAGTCATTTTTAAAAAAGAGGAGTGGTAATGAATCAGTCCTCTAGCGCTAGAGATATTTAGTTTTTATGTTTGTTGCTCAAATAACTTAGAGCGAAGCTTCGCCAAAGGTTGTCCTGCGTACAGGGCCGATGGCAGCTAATAGGTATGGAAGGGCTTGCACCTCCCTGTCGGCTTGCCGATACCAGAGATTACTTCTTCTTTTTAGTGTTGATTTTCTTATTGATATCAGCTAGCTGCTTACGGAGTTGTCTTTCTTTCTCCACATTGTTAGAGATAGCAGCTTTCTGGATCTCACGAGTCAACTGCATCCGACGTGCCAGGAAGGCATGATTAGGCATTCCCATAAATC